CCAATGACACCATCACCCCCACGAAATTGATCCCCGTGTGTAAGTAGATATTTATGTCCGTAGATTGAATAATAGGCATCTGAGCCGTCAGGAATATGAAACTGGATGCGGGAATCATTTTCAAACCTCTTTGATAGAAATTGATAGAGTAACCAATCAAAGGATGTGAAGTTGCGACCTTTTGCCCTAATTTTGTGCGTATTACGTCCATGATTACCAGATACGCACGGAACAAAGACATTTCCGAATTCATCGGCTAAAGTTTCAATACACCAAGTCAATACACCAAATAAATCTATTACTGTTGGCATAATTTCCATAGAGTTGGTAGCCATCAATTCTTCATGAATGTCACCAGATACCATGTCGCCACCCAGCACAAACACAATGCCAGGGTAATCAGTCAACGCTACGTGATTCTTTAACAAATCAATTGTTTTTTCAATCATTACCCTTGCACGGTCTTGTGCAATCGCTACGTTGTATTCATTTACTCCATTAATTTGATTTGGGTCAACTACTTCACCCCAATGCCAATCTGATGCCATTAATGTAGGAACACCAGCGCTTCTTTTCTTTTTGTTTGGACGTACCAGCCAATTAGGTGGTGATACTTCCTTTTTAGTCATTTTTAAAATGGTTGATTTAATGTATTCAGCCGTCAACGTATTTTCTTCATGGGCATGAATTGTTGCTTCTAATTGCCTGATTTTGTCTTTTGCTTCTAACAAAGCATTAATTTCCTTATTGGCAACTGCTACAGTAGGCGTAATACCAGCGGAATATGCTGACCTAAGCCTTGTAGAATATGTATTTGGATTTATGCCTATTAATTTGGCCGCTTCTGTTTTACTGCCAGTCTTTGCAAAAGCATTAACCGCTTCTTGCATTTGTTCACGTGATAACCCTGGGTTAGCCATAACTTACCTTTTTAAGAAGTTTGTGCAATACTACCAAAACATTATTAAGAATCAAATACTTACTATGACCGTTATTAAACTTCCTTATCCGCCATCTGTAAACACTTATTGGCGTAACTTTCGTGGCAATACCGTTTTAAGCAAAGCTGGGCGAGAATTTAAGACTGCGGTATCAGAGTGCGTTATTGCACAAAACGTACCAAAGTATAATAACCAACGTTTAGAAGTTACGCTTTGGCTATATCCACGGTCAAAAATAGTTACCGATTTAGATAATAGACTTAAAGCAGTATTGGATGCCTTAGAAGATGCTGGAGTATATGACAATGACGGCCAAATAGACGTTTTGATGATTCAACGTGGTGAAATCAGAAAAGGCGGCGGCGTTGATGTAATGATAGAAGTCCTTTAAAATTAGCCATGCCTGATTTATCTGACCTTCTAAATTCTGCCATTAATTATGATGGCACCACGTCTTTGCAAGATATTGCTAATACAATCAGTAAACTTCCTGAAAACGTAGCCAGATTTGTAACAAATCCACAAGCATTTACACAGTTGTTTGGAAACAACAGTATGCCTCAAGCCACAGGATTTGCCGCTGGTGCAACAGGACTTCCACCACAAAGTCCATACGGCGGTGGTGTATTAAATCCCAAAAATGCTGGATATGAAGAAGGTTATCAACAAGGCGAACCAGTAGCTATTGCGGCTAACTTTGCCCCATTTGTTAAGGGTAAACCCGTAGGTTTAAGTATGATTGGCCCTGAATCTGCTTTATGGGATAGGGAAATGGCTTTTAATGCTGGAAAAATGGAAGCCAAAGGCGCTACACCACAGCAAATACATGAAACAACTGGCATGGCCCGTGGCTTAGATAATCAATGGCGACAAGAAATAATAGATAAATTTGCCACAATGAAAGATGGCGAAAATTTTGGTGAAACTTATAGAAAAGCTAGTTTAGATGGTATTTGGTCAAAAGATAAAGTTACTGTAAAGGACGTATTACATCATCCTGAACTTTTACAAGCTTATCCAGATTTGGGTGATATTACAGTAAAAACACATAGCGCAGAAAATCCAATAAAAGGCGCATTTAATCAAAATAAAAATTTTATTAGTTTGCGGGAAAATTTAAGTCCTAGCGATGCTACATCAACCATGTTGCATGAATTAACCCATGCAATACAAGCAAAAGAAGGTTGGAATCGTGGGGCAAACGCTAATGCGTTAATTACACATTATGCTAAAGAAAAAGAAGGAATAATGTCCAAAATTGAGGACCTTAACCGCCAAGGTAGTGAAGCTTATAAAGCTGACGACATGGACAAATATCGTTCTTTAATGGCCCAACGTGATATTTTAAGTAGAAAATATACTAATTTTGACCCTGAAGCAATTGGTTATGATATGTATAGACACCATGCTGGGGAAGCTGAAGCCAGAATGGTACAAAGTCGTTATGGATTAAATAAAGAACAATCTAGACAATTTTTTCCATATGCTGATGCTGAACATGGTTTAGACATAAATCCAGATGATGCAATTGTTACAACTAAACATCCAGAAACCATTAATACGCCAAGCCAAGAATACGATTATCGGGGCGCCCATAAAGCACCTTATAAATCTGAAGATAATGCGCCAGGGCATGAATTAGACAAAACATTCCCATCTGATGTGTATGGACCCAATGGGCATAGATATTATGGGATGGGCGACCAAATGGATAAAGATACCTTGACCATTATGAAAGCCGCCAAAGGTAAACCAGACCATCCAATTACTATTTACCGTGCTGTACCAGCAGAACACGCTGGTGAAGATATACACCCTGGTGACTGGGTAACGCCAAATTTAGATTATGCTGAACAACATGGCAAATATTTTGACAATGGGTATCATATTCTTGAAAAAACAGTACCAGCCAAGCATATTTGGACTGATGCTAATTCACTTCATGAATTTGGTTACGACCCCACAGATTAGACTTGACATAGTAGTAAAATAGACGAAAATATGGAAACTAGGCTTTTCTAGTTCTTTTTGCAAAAAGGAAATATTATGGGTTATTACAACAAAGAAGTTGAGCCAAAAGGCGCAAAATCAAGCGACCGTACTGGCGAAAAACGTGAACTACGTGAAACTGGTGTAAATTCCACCAAATTCATGCCTGGCGCAACCGGCGAAAAAGTACCTAAAGGTGCAACATCAAGCGATACAACTGGCGAACGTAAAGCCAAAGCATTTGCTGGTGGTGTGGCCCTTGGAATGGAAGATGGCGTAGGCGGCCGTGAAATGCACATGGGTAAACATGATGGCCGTTTGGGTGAATTTAATAGTGGCAAAATGGGTGAAACCGTTTGCTACGACCATAAACGTGTTGGACACGACCAAGACGATATGTAATAAGGCGAAGGGCCTACAAGCACGTGAAACTTGTAAGCCCTTCTAACCACGTAGTAAACGGAGAACCACATGGCTGATGTAGATTTTATATTAAAACCAATGGGCGACAAAATAGTTGTGCGCCCTGATAAACGCATTTTAAGTACCGTACTTATTGTTGACAACAAAGAAGCCGACAATATGGGTACTGTTGTCGCTGTAGGCCCCGGAAGAAAAATAAACGGGCGCCGTGAAGCAATGCCGGTACAAGTCGGTGATTACATACGATTTGGGACAATGAGTAAAGATGCCCAAGAAGAATATTTAAAGTTCACAGAATACTTCCATGACAAAGAACGTTATCTAATCATGTCATGGCAAGACGTTTGTTTTACTACTGAAAAGGCAGAAGCATAATGGAACTATTAGATGGAACCCCGTTGTTTGAAAAGCTTATGAACCACTTTGGCTGGTACAAAACTAAAAAAGTGGACATGGTTGTTGAAAATTTGGATGTACATTACGTATTCAAAATTAAAGATGAAATGCCAGAACCACCGTTTCCAGCGCCCAAAGCCAAACACAAGCCAGCATTAAAAAAGGCGACTACCAGAAAGAGTGCTAAAAATGGCAACTAAACCTGGCTTGTACGCCAATATCCATAAAAAACAGGCACGCATTGAACGTGAAAAAGCAGAAGGCAAGCCAGTAGAAAAGATGCGTAAGCCTGGAAGTAAGGGCGCACCAACAGCTAAAGCATTTAAAGAATCTGCTAAGACTGCAAAGAAACCATAATGGCTACTAAAAAACACGACAAACCAATTGCCCATAAAACAACTGGCAAGGGAAAGACCTACAACCCTACCGATAAGGGCGCCGGTATGACTGCTAAAGGCCGTGCTGAATATAACGCCAAGAACGGTAGTAATCTAAAAGCCCCAGCACCAAACCCAAAGAATGAGAAGGATAAGGGTCGTAAGGCATCATTTTGTGCAAGAATGGAAGGTGTAGTAAAGAAAGCAAAAGGCCCAGCAGAACGGGCTAAAGCATCACTTAAAAATTGGAACTGTTAATCATGCCCCTAATAAAATCAGTTAAACCCGCCGCCTTCAAAAAGAACGTGGCCACCGAAGTTAAGGCTGGACGTCCAGTCAAACAAGCAGTAGCAATAGCATATTCCGAAAAACGTGAAGCAGAAAAAAAGAAAGGTAAGAAAAAATGAGTTTAGAAACATTACAACTGGAATTTAGCCATTCTGTAAAAGAAATGGAACTAATCCTTGCTGGATTACAAAAATTGCCTATGGAAGCAGTCATGGCTTTATATACAAAGCTTCATGCAAGTGCTAAACAGCAAGTGGATGACCATTTAGCTAGTCAGCCAGTACAAGTAAAACCAGAAGATATTACCGTAGTATCAACTGAACAACCTGTTGCGTAAATACCACAAAAAGTATTTATAATTCAAGAATATGGACGAACAAACGAATAATTCAAGGGGTGGACAGCCTGGCAATAATAACGCCAGCAAGAATAAGCCATTNCTAGATGCNATGCGTAGGGCATTAGCCCAGAATCCCCAGAANATTGCCAAGATAGTAGATAANGTTCTTGACCAAGCAGAAGCCGGTGAAGCATGGGCCGTAAAAGAAGTAGCGGATAGACTGGATGGCAAGGCAATCGCCATTCAAGAAATCCAAGGACCTAATGGTGCTGAACTAAAGACTGGCGTAGTAATAACGTTCGTGGAACCTGATGGAACCATCACAACAGATTAAAGATGCCATTGCTAGGGAACGGTTTCCAGCCAAATTAAGATGCTTATTTGAACCCAAGCAATCACGCTATAGAATCCTGTACGGTGGACGTGGGGGTGCAAAATCTTGGGGAATTTCNCGTGCGCTATTGATTAAAGGCATTAAAAGCCCTATTCGTGTTNTATGCGCCCGTGAGTTTCAGACCAGCATTAAGGATTCTGTTCACAAGCTACTAAGTGACCAAATTTATGCCATGGGATTAGAAGCCCATTATGAAATCACCCAAAACACCATTAGGGGTATCAACGGTTCGGAGTTCATCTTTGCCGGCATAAAAAACAATATCAACGGTCTAAAATCTATCGAAGGAATTGATATTTGCTGGGTAGAGGAAGCCAACAACGTAAGTTCCCTGTCCTGGGGTGTTTTGATACCTACTATCCGTAAAGAAAACAGCGAAATCTGGATAAGCTTTAACCCAGAACTACCCACGGATGAAACTTATAAGCGCTTTGTATTAAATCCGCCAGATAACGCCATTGTTACTAAGCTTAATTGGAGTGACAATCCATACTTTCCGGAAGTGTTGGATATAGAACGCCGACAGCTTCAGGCACGTGACCCAGAAGCGTATAACAACGTATGGGAAGGTATTCCACGCCAGACTATTGACGGTGCCATCTTTGCTAAAGAAATGACTATGGCTGAATTACAAGGCCGCATATGCAATGTGCCTTATGATGCTACCAAGGGCGTTCATATTGTGTTCGATTTGGGGTGGAATGACCATACAGCGGTGTGGTTTGTCCAACTATACCCAACTGAAACAAGGCTTATTCGATACTTGGAAGATAGACAACAGACAATTAGCTATTGGTTGGCAAAAATCCAATCATTTGGTTACATGATTGATACCATCTGGTTGCCACACGATGCAAAAGCAAAGTCCTTAGGAACTGGTCGTTCCATAGAGGAAATTGTACGACAAACAGGAATAATGACAAAAGTTTTAGACCGTGTTCCAGTTTCAGATTCAATAAATGCGGCACGAACAATCTTCAGCAAATGCTATTTTGATAGGCAAAATTGTGAAGAAGGCTTACAATGCTTAAGACATTACCGATATGATGTTGACCCCGAAACGAAGCAATTTAGTCAGAAGCCACTTCACGATTATTACTCTAACGGGGCCGATGCTTTCAGGTACATAGGATTAATGATTAACGAACCNAGGAAACCACCCAAAAGGACGGTTCCCCACGTTCAATCTAGTTGGATGGGATAGATTATGGCTGAAACGCAATACGATGATTATGACCCTAGAATTGACGATGCAAAGCAATTCCTACGTTTTGCGGCAGATGCCGATACTAATAACCGTTCAGAAGCATTAGATGACTTAAAGTTTGCTGGCGGCGACCAATGGCCAGTAGAAATCCAAAATAGCCGTAGCGTGGAATCACGCCCTTGTTTAACTATTAATAAGGTTGATGCGTATATCCGTCAACTATGTAACCAGCAAAGACAGCAACGCCCACGGATGAAAGCCCATGGGATGAATAATCAAACTGACGAACAACTAGCCGATATTGTTACTGGAATGTGTCGTCACATTGAAAATCAATCTAATGCAGATCACGCATATGACACAGCTTATGAATCAGCGGTTCGTATGGGTTGGGGTTTTTGGCGTGTAAACACACGATATGTAAATGAAAAATCATTTGACCAAGAAATTTGCATTGACACGATTGATAACCCTTTTACCGTATATTTTGACCCCAATTCGGTGCTACCTGACGGTTCAGATGCTGAAAAAGTGTTAATCACAACGGTAATTCCTAAAGAAAACTTCAGGGCAATGTACCCTGGCGCTGAAGATGGAAGCGGATTTACCCAGCGTGGTACAGGCGATAGCGATGCAGAATGGGTAATGAAAGAAGATATTCGCCTTGCTGAATATTTTTATACCAAAATTGTTAATGCAGACTTAATTCTATTGTCAGACGGTTCCCATGTTTATGAAGATGAAATGCCAAGCGAAAAAGTATTAGAAATGGCTGGCATTTATGAAGTGTCTAGACGTAGTTCTTGGCGCAAAGAAATTCATTGGTGCAAGCTAACTGGTATGCAAATCCTTGAAGAAGGCAAATGGGCTGGTAAATATATCCCTATCGTGCCTACTTATGGTCAGCAATTGGTTATTGAAGG